AAAAGCCGCCGCTGCCGTTGCCGGCGAGAATGAGCGTTCCGGTCGTAGCAGGCGCGAAGTAAGTCGTGCTTTCAAACGCAGCGCTGCCAAGTCCCGACACTTGACCAGCCGTGATCGCAATTGCCGTGTTCGCCGCCGCGGTCAGACGACCCTTTGCGTCCACGGTAAACGTACCGACCGAACCAGCCGCACCGTAGCTGCCTGCCGTGACTGACGTGCTGGACAGTCCAAGCGTAAACGTACCACTCGCCGTGATCGGCCCGCCTGAAGACGTCACATCGCCGTCGCTGGTTACAGCAACGCTTGTCACGGTTCCTGATCCGCCGCCACCCGTAGCCGACAACGTGCCGCCCGTGTACGTCAGACCAGTTCCAACGGTGACAGGGGCAAAGCCGCCCGAGCCGTTGGCGCTCAGGATGTCGCTGCCTGTGGTCGCAGGCGCGAAGAAAGTCGTGGACTGCAAGGCAGCGCTGCCGAGTCCCGTGACCTGACTCGTCGAAATGCTGATCGTCGCATCTGCCGCAGCAGTAAGGCGACCTTGGCTGTCGACCGTAAACGTGGCGACCTTGTTCGCTGCGCCGTAGCTGCCAGCCGTGACCGCCGTGCTCGCGAGCGAGATCGCAAAGGTGCCGCTGGTCGTGATCGGACTGCCTCCGACCGTGATCGCGCTATCTCCCGTAGCTGCGACCCTCGTGACCGTACCGCCGCCGCCTCCACCACCAGTGGCTGCAATCGTGATATTGCCGGCGCTGTTCGTGATCGTGACGTTCGATCCAGCCGTCAACGTGTTCAGCTGGAAATCTCCGCCGTTACCGATGAGCAACTGACCAGCCGCCGGCGTGCCCGTCAGATCCGTCAGCGAGTTAATATTCGAACCGCCGCCGCCAGCACCGCGTGCAGCCAAGAGCGTCCAGTCCTTTGCTGACCGGCTCGGCTTCTCCCGCGTCGCACGGTTCGCAATGTAGGAATCACCGTTGATCGAAACGACATCGAGCGTCTCATATTCGCCGGCCTGCCACTTGCCGAGCGGCGTGAGCGTGCGCGGCGCGGCAAACTCCTCGCGCGCCTTGATCTGCTCATCCAGAATCCGCGTGACCGTCTCCGGCAGTTCAGCGGTAGCCAAAAGAATTCGCTGCTCCGCCACCTCCAGCAGCTGCGCGTTCTTCTCGCGCTCTGCCATCAGCGCCGAATACTTTGCGCCAGCCGCCAACTCAAGACGGCTCAGGAGTTCCTTGACCTCTGACGACAGCTTGCCCTCAAGCGCCTTCACCTCGTCGCCAGCCATGACCGCCAGCGCATCGCGCAGGTGCGGCTCGACTTCCTCAAGCGCCAGCGCCACCTCGTCGCGCAACTGATTGCGCAGCTCAGGCAGCGAATTGACGATGCGCGCGATTTCCTCGCGCTGCTCGATCGCCAGGTCGATCAGGTGGTCGATCTGCTTTTGCGTGTCCATGAATTAAGCTTTCGGGTTCAGTTGGCGCTGGCAGACCGCGTAGCGCTGCGACTCATCCGGAAACTCTGCGGCCATCGTGGCGTCACCCATGCAGCGCGCAAGGAAGTCCTCGCTCTTTTCACCAGCACCAAGCGTCGGGAGAATGAACTCCTTTTTCTTTTCCAGTTCTCGACGATAGGATGCCAGCGAAGCGAGCCAGTCCTTGCTGCTCAATTTGCGCGTAGCAAAGTCAGCCTCGACCGCAGAATTAAGGCGCACCTTTTCGGTAGCGTCTCCAGCCTCGCGACGGTTCAGCCGCTCGACAATAGCGTTGGCCCACGTCTGGCCGGCGTCCCCCCCCCAGCCGTACCAAGCCTGCCACCCCTTCCCCTGCTGGTCCCAGGTCGCGCCCTTCTTGTCGACTTCGTGACGGTCGAAGTAAGCCTTCATGCGGCGCACCGTGTCCTCGGAGAGCGCACGCTTGTTAATGATGTCTCGCGCGCGAGCGATGCCCACCGAGGTCATGCCGCGCTGGCTGGCCGGCTTAGACTCGCGGACCTCCAGCGCGCGTTTGGCGTTGGCGACCATTGAATCGTTCGGAACGTAACCATCCTCGGCAAAGTCGATAACGATGCGGTTGTCGGATAGCTCGGCATCATTCGGAGGCGGCGCATCTTGTGCCGGCTGCTTCTGCGTAGCATTGACGGCATCAATTGCCGTCTGCGTGACGTTATCACCAAGAGCGGCAGCCATCGCCGGATTCGCCGGCAGCTGCTGGGTAACCATGCGAATTGAGGTTTCGGGCACGTTGTAGCGCTGCGCCAGTTCGGACACAAACGATGCCTCAATCGCGATCTGCTCCAAGCGCCCGAAAGCATCGGTGCCCTCCTCGGCTGCGATCTCCTGCAACGACTTCGCGCCCTGCCGGTTCTCGTTCAGGTTAGCCGCGGACTCGCGCCCGATGTCAATCGTGAGCTTAGCCGGGAATCGCCACTCACCACGCGTCGCACGCTTCATCGCCTGCACCACCGTCTCGCCATCGCGGCGCGGAGGAGCCGGAATTAGGTCACGCGCAATCGCGTCGATGATGACTTGGTTCTTGATCGGATCGAGCACCTTGTCCTGCAAGATCCCCTGATGGCGCGTAAACACGCGGTCGGCCGCGGCAAAGTCTGCACGCACGCTCGGCCCCTTGTAGTTCTGCGTACCGAACAGAACGCCCTCGGGAATGCCGACGCCAATTGCGATCTCGTGCATCAGGTGCTGCACGAATCCTTCGAACGCAGCACTAGGCCGCGACGGCATCACCTCGATCTTGTCGGCCGTTCCGAAGTAACGAATCTGCCCTATTTGCGACTCCTCGTTTTTCTGCGTTTGCCCGTTCGCGAGCGTTTGCGCCGGATTAGGCGTAAACAGGTTTCGTGGGTTGGCAGTTCCTCGGTCGGAAAATACGAGGGCGGCTTGCTGACTAGCAAAGCGGACGCCAACCTTTTCAGCTTCGAGAATCTCGTATAGCATCCGAGCCGTGCGGATCGCAGCATGGAAGTCAGTGATTCCACGGTATTGGTCCACGCGGAACGGATCAAAGTAATGACAGAAAAACTGAGCTTCGATGTCTTCTGGATCATAATAGACTCCCTCGCGCGTCACGCGGAAGATACGGTAGGCAACGGGCCGACCGAACTCGTTTGTGAAGACGCCTTGGAAATAGTTGTTCGGCTCTGAGCCGAGCATATTGGGATTGCCGATGCGCGTTCCGGGCACCAGCTGAATCTTCAGTTCGCCATCGACGCGTCGAATGACGAAGCCACAGTCGCCGTCAACCGGGCGCTGCTCTGCCGCCAGCTGGATAAGTTTCTTGAAAGTATGCCGGCCGGTCACGTCGCACGTCTTGCACCACTCGTGGAAGTAATCCGCAACGATGGCGTTGTAGTCGCGGTCACCTGTCGTCGGGCTGTACTCATGGGGCGTCAGGTAGTTGCCAAACTTGCGGCTGATCTCGCGCGCCTCCGGAAAGTTCTCCACGAGGTCGCGGCTTTCCCACATCATCACAATGCGGTCGCGCACAGTCGTCGATGACTCGCTCGGCAGACCGTACTGCTTCGGCGCGTAAAGCCGATTGGTCGTCGCCGCGTTGTAGTTGAAGAGCGCAGCCTGCACGCGCGACTCCAAGCGCTTCAAGCCCCAGGCCGGAGCGATGGCCGAGATGGCCTTGTCATACCAAGGCGCGGTGCTGATGACTTTTGAAGCGTCGAAGTCCATGTTAGTTGCCGTTGAAAGAAACGAAAGTCTGGTCGGTCGTTGCGCCGGCCTGATAGTCAATGGCTGACTGGATCTGACCGAGCATGATGTTGAGGCGCGTCAGGTCCGCACGAGTCACGCTTTTGCCGTTTAGGCTGTAGGACGAATTCACCAGCACCGCGCGGATCGCTGCGATGGTCTCAGTCTTCAGCGTTGCCAACGTCGCGCTGTCCAGTCCTTCAAACGGATTATCGTTGCCCATGTAAAAGCGGCAACTGTCCAACCTTTTGACGGTGGACCTCGCTAGCGTTAATCCGATTTATCCGCAGGCGGCGTGTACCGGATGACGCCGGCAATGGTTGCCATGCAAAGCATCATGGCCGATGTGTCCAAGCCGTGGTTCGGTGCGTTGCTCCGCACCTCGCGCCACTCCCAGACGCCGGAACGTACCTCGACCTTGGACTCTCCCTTGAGGTGCTCGAGGTAAAGCGGGTTGGCATCTGATGGAATCTCCCACTTCAAATCGCCTTTACCATCGAGGGCCACCGCTAGCGTGTCCTTGAAGTAGTCACCGCTCCACTCGTAGAAGTAGACATCGCCTCCGCGGTAGTCACTCACGCGCGGCTCAGAGAAAGGGAAGTTCACCAGCTTGTCGCTGTGCTCGTCGCGCATCGTCCACGTCTTGCGACCGTAGCCACGCATACCTCGCCAGCCAAACTCGGCACAGTCACGGTCGACATCGCTCGGCCGATAGCCTCTGTCCTGCGCCACGCACGCATCCGGCACTTGATAGATGCGCTGCATCTCGCGCAGCTGGTCCCGCGTGTCGATGCGGCCAAACCAAAGCTGGCGGTAGCGCGGACCCGTCGCCGTGCTGAATGCGCCGATCTCGCACCACCAGTGATCTAGCTGGCGGTCCAACGCCATGAACCGGATGACCTCGTTGTCGATCTTCTCGCCAGCTCGATACTGTGCCGTCGTGTAGCCGGAATCCTTCAGGAAAAGGTTGATCGTTTTCTTCGTAACGAGCCACGGCTTGGCCTCGCGCTTCGTTCGAAAGTCGATGCGCATCTGATCGTCGCCGGTCCGCAGTGAATGGTTCTCGGCCTCGCACCAGTCCTCCACTAGCAGGCGCATAGGACGCGAGACTAGCGCTTCGATCCGGAACGATTGGACCTCTGCCGTGGCGTCCGGTCGTTGCGGCACATAGTGGCCGGACTTCTTCCAAGCCTCGCGCGTAGCATCAGAGTCGCTCGACTCATGGCCGCAATGGACGCAGCGGAAGCGGCACGACTCCACCGCGCGCGCCACGTCCCATGAGTTATCGTCGCGCTTGGCTGCTCTGTCCCAGACTACGCCGGCGCGATTCGTTCCGTCTTTCTGATCGAACGCGATGATGTGCGGCTTGTGGCAGCTGGGACACTCTGCGTGCCACTCCTGCTGATTGCCCGAAGTGTAGCTCGCGTGCTCCACGTTGCCGGTCTGCTCGTCCATGATCGGAGCCTGCGACACGTTGTAGACTTTGCTTCTGCCCACCTCCTCAAATTTACTCACGCGCGCGATGGCGTGACCGTAAGTCTCCTGCCAGCGCGGCAGCCAGATCTCGTCGTTGATCTTGTACCGGATCGACTGCGATTGCTGCGTGGACAGATTGGCCGCGTTTAAGGTCAGGAAGAAGCCGCCAAAGTAAATCTCGGTCGTCGTGCGGTGCGGTCCCGGTTTCGGCAGCATGGCAGCCACCGGCCGGCAACGCTCAAGCAGAGGCCACAGCCGCGTCTTTGCGTGCCGCTCCA